GGGTTTGAAAGTGTAGTGAGTAGTCGAAGGTGGTCTTGCGTAATCAAGACCTTGTCGATGGTTAGTTGCATACGTGACAGCTAGGATGGCGAGAGATACCTCAAGGGGTTCCCATTTCTTGTCGCCACCATACTGTTGGTTAAATTGTGATGCAGTCATCTTTTTCTTTCTGTCGGTGTTCCAAGTTTTAATAACACCGTACGCTTTATGATCGACACAGGCTGAAACATGAGTTCCAGCCAAGGTGTATGCATATACAACCTGGTTGGTGTCAGGGTCAAGATAGGAAATAGCGTACATAGTATTACCATTAGGTGAAAGTTCTGATGGTGGGATGGTTATAATTTCGGGTTCAAATCGGGTAGGCAAATACTTTCTTATTTCCTTTTGCATCCAGAGAGTCTTGAGGAGACCAAATTGTGCTGTTGGTCTTAAGATCCAGATAGTGCGGTGTTCTCCGCAAGGAATATGAAAGCACTGATGTAAACCAGATTCGAGTTGAAGAAATTTATACCCAGTTACAACACAGATTGTCGTTATCACACCAATTGAAATTACGGTGTAAAGTAGGACACTTGATTGTACAGGGCAATCGATAAGACTAGGATAATGAAAAGTCTTGTATACCACGATTGGGTATATCAGATTGTTCAAAGAAGTCTTACTGAAAGGAATAACCAAAGTTCCATATGCACTGCTCTTGAAAATGAAATCATCAACAACAGTGCGTGAATAACTTAGGGAGGGGACAGATGTTTTGACCCATTCGTAGCACCAGGTGTAGGATCCAATAGTGAAACTATCGGCAACTACAGTGAAGTAAGTATCTAAGAATGAGTAGGAAACAGCAGCAACAATCAATCCAATGGTTATTGCTGAAAGATAATGATAGCAGTACAATTGACCGAAGTGGTAACTCGACACAAATTCCTGAGTGGAGTCCCATAGGGCGTCATGGTATGCAGCTTCATCGGGGAGGAGAAAATCCCATTTATTAGTCTTGTGATTATAGGCTACAGCAGCCTCATCAGATTTGAATGCACCAGCTGTCGGCTGATAACCATAGGAAAAGATGTTTGCACCAAGTTGTGTTGAAGAACACAATAACTCTTGAAATTGTGAAGAGTTAAGTTGGTCCAAGTCATCTATCGCCATGATATCATGTTCGGCAGTTGGTTTGGAATCTGATGTACTAGTGTAATAGGCATGATCTTTCATTGTACGGATTTGGCGGTTGCCATGGGTCCCTTTTCGGGTATCCGAATTTGAAAGATTAATAGCGAAAGGTCGTTTTCCGCGATGCACTATATTAGTTGTAATCCAATGACGGGCAGCAGTTCTTCGTCGGGCCGCGTGACGGTGTGGGTTCGAATTGATAACAGCGTGGCCATTCAGCCCAAAAGGTTGTGCAGCACAATTATCTCGAAACTGTGATGCAAGATCCTCTTTGGCGACGCTGGGAGTAGCAATGAAACACCGGTATAATGATGAAGAAAAGGTAGGGAATAGTCTCCAGCTAATAAAGGCTAGATTGAGCATTCCAAAACAGCACGTAAGTAGCTGTAGGGAATAGTATGTCTCGACAGACACTGGAAGGCTCATAGTGGTTAGGTTAGGG